CGGTGCGAGAGTATACAGCTATTTGCGGTTCTCAGACCCTCGACAGTCCACTGGTAGTAGCGCCGATCGTCAGTTGCAGTACGCCCAGAAGTGGGCCGCCGAAAAAGGCCTGATGCTCGACGAATCGCTATCCATGCGTGATGAAGGTCTGTCCGCATATCACCAACGACACATCACTCAGGGAGCCCTCGGGGTTTTCTTGGTTGCGATCGAGGAAGGCCGCATCGCTTCCGGCTCAGTCCTGGTAGTTGAGGGGCTGGACCGCTTGAGCCGTGCTGAACCGATCCAGGCACAAGCCCAACTGGCGCAGATTATCAATGCCGGCATTACCGTTGTAACCGCCAGTGATGGCCGTGAATACAACCGCGCCGGTTTGAAGGCCCAGCCGATGGACCTTGTTTATTCGCTCCTGGTCATGATCCGTGCGCACGAAGAGTCGGACACGAAGAGCAAGCGAGTTAAAGCCTCGATCCGGCGACTGTGCGAAGCCTGGCAGGCTGGCACCTATCGCGGGCTGATCCGCAATGGCAAAGATCCTCAGTGGCTCAAATGGACTGGCACCGACTGGGAATTTATTCCTGAGCGAGTTGCTACTGTACGTCGAGCCCTGCAGCTGTATTTGGAGGGGATAGGTGCCGCCCGGGCAATTCGTATCCTGCACGACGAGGGGCTTAGCTACAGCGATGTCGGAATTACTGCTCTGCAGATCTACCGGCTGATCAAGCTCAAGGCCCTTCGAGGAGCCAAGAGCCTGACCATCAATGGCGAGGTGTTTGTCTTGGAGGGCTACTACCCGCGCTTGTTGTCGGAAACGGAATGGGCCGAGCTGCAGCACATGGGCGGCCAACGATTACGGCGCCGAATGAAAGGTGAAATTCCAGGGATCATCACCGGCATCGGTCTGACATATTGCGGCTATTGCGGTACCGCCGTCATTGGGCAGAACTATATGAGCCGCGCCCGCGCTGACGGCACACTCGCCGATGGCCATCGCCGTCTGCATTGCGTGTCATACGGCCGAAATGACGGATGCGGTTCCGGTGGTTCTTGCAGCGTGGTCCCGATTGAGAAAGCACTGCTGAACTTCTGTTCTGACCGACTCAACCTGCAGCGCTTGATGCAGGTTGGTGACGATGGTCAAGGCCTTCGCCATCAACTGGTGGGTGCGCGGGCAGCAGTGCAGAAAATTGCGGAACAGCTTGAAAGAGTCACAGCCGCCCTGCTCGCTGACAATGACGGTCCCGCGCCGATCTCATTCGTGCGCAAAGCTCGCGAGCTGGAGGCGCAGCAGCTCGATGCTGAAAAGAACGTGGTAAACATTGAATATGAACTGGCGGCAGCTTCCGGATCTGGCAAGCCAGCGCAGCAGGAACAATGGGTTGAGCTGGCTGCCCTGGTCAATGCGGGTGACTACGGTGCCAGGGAAAAAGTGCGACAGTTGGTCATGGATACGTTCCAGCGGATCGTCGTTTATATGCGAGGGATGGGCGACGAGGATCGCAAGAACAAGTTTATTGATGTGCAACTGATCTCTCGCACGGGTCAACACAGGTTATTACAAATCAATAGGCGATCAGGTGAGTGGGTGGCCAGTGAAGACTGGGACTGATCTTGTATGGTAGCAAATAGACATCATATACTGGTTGTACGTACAGTACAGCAAGGAGTGTTTATGTCTCACAGCGTCGATCCCGTTGGTCTTGAGCTATCGCATACACCATACGAGCAGCTTGCTCGGCGCATTCACCGTCAGGTGAACAGTTCGGCAGCGCAGACGCGAAGACGGACGATCATTGCTAGACAATCATGTGAGAAGGTTGATGACTGGGATTGCCTGCTGGAGCAGTTGGACGTTGAGGACAGCGTGCGGGTGACACGATTGGACTGCGGCGCAGTAGGCCTTTCCTGGACCAATCAGCACCTGAGCTAATTGGCAAAAAACATACCTCAGGTCTTTTTATTTACCTGAGGTATTGATTTAAAAAGATACCTGCGGTTAATCTATGTCCGTTAATTCAGGAACCCAAAGTGGTGGCCTGATTTCTACGGAGGTCCACCGCATGAATCGCCCTACCTTTAGTCTTTCGTTTGATGCCAGAGCGCAGCTGGCCGAGCACGTCAAACAGAATGGCGTCTTTCCTCTATCTCTCGTCTGCAACTATGCGCCGAGCTTCGTCATAGCCCATTTGACGATTGAGCAATGCGGTTCCGACGTTTCTGTCCAGGTCCGGTTGGGTGAGACGGTAAACACGCTTACCGTTGGGCTTCTCGACGATACGGCTCATAGGGTCGAGCATTTCGTAGAAGAGCTGGCGAACATGCATTACGAACGGATGGCCCAGCCTATTCTCGATCGTGATCTGGAGTTTCTGTTGCGCAATGCCGCAACCAGCAGGCGTGGGCTCTATCTGTTGCCGCAGTCAGGAATGCACGACCTACGGTTGCTGCTGACAGCAGCCGCCGCAAATCCAGATCAGACGTATTTCAGATTCCTGCTGGGTGGGGCCGGGATTTCAGCTCCAATGCTGATGCCTGCGGATCCTGATAAAGCCTACGAACTGCTCTCCAACTTCGTCCGTGAAGTAAAGGAGTGGCAATGACTACCTCTCAGCTCGTTTTGATACTGGGCGGCTTGGCCGTCTGCCAGGTTATTGCCATGGCTCTGCCTTACTGGATGGGATGGCGGTCCGGCCAGACAGCTGCCACCGCATCGCTCCTGGATGAAAACCAACGATTGAGAGACGAGCTGTCGTCGGTGCATGCCCAGATTCGCCAAATCAAGCAGGGGGTGAGCTATGCCTAATCACCTCATCTGCCAGCGGGTTCGCTGGCTACTCCTGACCATCGCTGTCGCGCTTTCCAGTGTCACTGCTCTGTCCGTTGGCATGGCCATGTCGACACTGATTGCCGACCCGCTACTGGCTGCAGTGTTTGCTACTGCAGCAGTGCTGCTGGATTTCTACAAGTACCTCGCCTGGCCGATCGCCTTGGGCATGCTCGCCGCCGGCAAGCGTGCCTATGCCGTACTGATGATCATCTCGGCTCTGATGCTGGCAGCGGTATCAGCGTGGGCTACCTACGATCGTCTACTGACGTCCATCGTTTCGGGCCAGACGCGGTACGCCGCTGTTACCGAACAACGCATGGTTGACCTGCAAGCTGTCAGGTCCGATGGGCTGCGGCAGCTCGATTCCCTGGACAAAGACGCTCGCTCGATCGGGGATCAGGCACGGCAACTGCGCGAACGCGGCATCGTCAGCAAGGCGCAGGAGTTAGAGTCGTCTGCGCTGGGCCGGATCGATGGTCAGCGTGAGCAGGTTCTACAGCGACTCGATCGTGCATCGGTGGAACTGACCGAACTGCGTGCCAGGCCAGCAGCATCCGTTGGGCTGCCTGAGTTGTTGGCAATATTGCTGTGTGCCGGGTTTGCAATCGCCCTGGAAGCGGTGCCCGCGCTGATTGGATCTGCACTGCGCGCTGGCAGCCTGTCCGCGCCCCCGTTTCCAGAGACGATGGTCTCGACAACACCGGCAACGGTCACGGCAACAGCGACAACAGCCCCAGAAAATCCAGCATCTGGCGAGCAGCAGGATCTGTTCGGATCACCGGACGGTGCCCTGATGCAGACATTGCTCGACATCACGCGAACAGTTGCGCCAGGCACGCCGATATCGCTCCGTGACTTCACTACTGCAGCTCGTGTCGGGAATCGACGCGCCATGAAGCTGTTTCGTGCAGCGCTCGACCTGGGCGAACTGCGAAAAACCACCGCCGGCTATGTGACCGCTTGAGGAGGGCATGACTATGACTTTCCATTTTTCAGAGCAAGACAGACGGATGCTTTCCCGCAGCGTGTCTGATTGGAGGGATGCGAACGTGCAAATCGACACCGCGATCGAGTCCGAAAACTGGTCCGCGATCAACAGCGCCCAGATTGATCGGTCATCACACGCAAACACCATCGCGCTGATCGTAAACAAATACACAGACCCAGTTGAACAAGGAGCACGGCCATGATTGGTATCCCAGAGACAGGCACCCTGGAGAATGGCCGTATCGCTGCCACCGTCACCAGCGGCTACAAGTTCACTACTGCGGATGGTCGACCTGCGCGTTTGGCGATCATCGACGACCAGGGCAACGTGGTGGAGTCTGGTGAAGCGGTGGCACGTGAGGCATGGAACGTATGCGTCGCTGTGATCAAGAACTTCAAGATCGGGCAGGGCCATATTGTGGTGCACAGCTCACCGCCTGGAGCTGAGTTTTCGGCGCGGCCCAACGTTGCTACCGGTCGCAAGAGCAAGTCGCAGTGATACTCCCGAAGCCGGTTGAGCAGGCTAAACACTGCCCGCCACCAGAAGAGAGCAAGGCTCAGAAGGTCCGGCGCCAGAATCGTGAGCGTAAGCAAAAGCAACGCCGCGCAGAGGCGCAGGCTAAGCTCAAGGCCGAGTCGTTCATCCTACCAGCGATGACGTTCTACAGCGGCACGGTTCAAGCTATGATCGACGTCTGCCACGCGGGGGGATTTGATGAAACGGCCGAGGGGCTGACGCTACTCGCTCACGGCAGCGCCAATCTGGCCAAGACGGACAAATCGGCTTTCGAGGCATTAATAAAGCCCGTGTTGGCTCTGCTGGCCCTTGCTGGCGTAGATCTTGTCAAGCGTGACCGTCACGCTTTCGATCTTCTAGTCACCCCGCCGTCACGCACAGCGACTGCGCCGTGAATGGGGTTACCCTAAAAGCGAACGCTGCCAATGCTGCTCCCCAATGATCGCAATGGGCATGCCTCCCTCGCGAAGTTCTACCGCGCGGAGAATTTTGGTGCCGTAGCTGCTGTGCAGCCACTGCTCATTGCCGATACTGCCGACGACCAGGTAGTCGATTTTCCTGCTAACGCCGGCACCGATGTTTGCACCGCGTTCGCGCACCAGGCGCTCGCACTCTTTGCGTGGACCAAAGGCCATAGTGCCGGTGAAGACGAACACACGGCCCTCGCAGACGATGTCGGGCTCTGGGCGATTGAGGGGCAGCGGGTTGGGGGCACTATAGGCTTTGGTTGAGGTGCCGGAAACGCTGAGACCGGCGAAGCCACGAAGAGTATCAAGCAGCTCTGCGGACTCCTCGGCATCGAGCTCACCGTCTTGAAGCATCAAGCTGATGCGTTGGTACAGCAAATTGATCACCGGATCGTCCAGGTGGGCCAGCTGGGTGTCGATCCACTGGCGCAAGAACTTGGCCTCATCGATGGTGACTACGCCGTCAGCGGCGATGCCTGCGGCCAGACCAGCGAGCACGTCAGCGCCACGGCGATCTATGCGGTCAGCGTTGAAGAAACGGCTGTTTTTGAACTCGTCGTGCAGGTCAGACATTACTCACGTTCCTTGTAGAGAGGAGGATTACATACCGGTTATTTTGGCGTCGATCGCACGGCCGATGATTTCCCAAGTGCCGTCCAGGGGAACGGTCTGGTATTCGGGGTTGAGAGGTACCAGATAGCCGACACCAGCGTCCTGGACATATTGCTTGAAGGTACGTTCGCCGCTGTTGGGTTGACGGGCGATGTAGAACTTGCCGCTGATGAGGTCGAAGCCCTCGGGCTGGATCAAAATTGGGGTGCCCTCGGGGAAACTGGGCGGTGTGTCCGCTGTCATCGATTTGCCCTTAACCTTGAGCCAGTAGCCGCGTGGGCCAGCGTTCTCGGTGGAGCTCAACCATTCATCAGCGATACCGGTGGGGTAGTACTCAGCCGACTCGATGCCCTCTCCGGCAGCTACCCAGGAGATTAAAGGATATTCCCTCGCCTCGCGGTGCGGCTGCCGCATTGGGCTGACGTTGGAGTGCCCAGTGGTCGCCGCAAACCCTGAAATTTCGGCCGCTAGACGTGGGCTGAATTTTTCAACGGGTTCCCCCAAAAGCCTTGCTAAGGCAGATGCGAATTTGATGTTCAGAGCGTTGATGCCACTCAAATAATGAGCCACTGCAGCAGGACTCATGCCGATCTCATCGGCAATCTTTCGCTTGTTTAGGTTGAGTTCTTTTTTTTTCGAGAGGTAAAGCTCATTGGCAGCTTTGCACTCATCGAAAAGCTCGGGGGGAAGTGGTGGCTTTTTATTCATAGGGGGCAATGATAAACCGGAGGTAAATTTTATTTATTTACCTGCGGGATCGTTGTTTGTCGCTCTTGGGATACCTCAGGTTTCTTTATTGGCGAAAATTAAAAATACCTTGGGTATCTTTTTTGTTGTGACTTACGATACCTCAGGTTAACATTCCGGCATCTACTCAGAGATGCCTTGCTATGAACCAAATCTCATTGTCCGAATTAGCCGCCCAGATTGGGCAGGCAGCGGTTGCGGAAGCCTTCGGGGTTACTCCCGCAGCCGTGCATAAGGCAATTAGGTTGGGTCGGCAGATCATCGTGTCGGTACATGATGATGGCTCCTACACAGCTCAAGAACTGCGCTCGTTTCCATCCCATAAATCCCTGCCAACCCCCAAGTTAGAGGGGGAGACCACTGCTGGGGACTTGCAGGTTATGGGGCAGAAGCTTCTATGAACACGTCCAAACCAGGACAGATGTCCACGTCCCGTGACCAGGTGCTGGTGGCCCATGCCGTTGAGATGATCGCGCGCACCGGTTTCAGTCAGGACGACTTTGCCCAGTTGCTGAGCAGCAACCTGCACCGGATCGTTCCGGACAAGGCTGTGAGCAAGGACGTGCCCGATTTCGACGAATTGGCCAAAAGCAACGACGCGGCAGCGTTTCTGAGAGCATCAGGGGCCTGGTTGCGCCGCGTTGGCCGCTGGCTCAACGGTGAGGTAGATCTGCCGTGCTGGCTCGAGGAGGCGTGGGTAGACGCTCTTGAGGGCGACTTCAAAGACGATTGCATCAATGAACTGGCCAGCCGTCACGGCCTGACTGGTGCGCGCGAGCAGGATAGTGAAGGCAACCCGCTGGGTGCGTTCGGTCAGCTTGTGGCGCGGCTGGGCGACACTGTTGCCCTGGGCAGCGAGATCCTTGCAGACGGTCACATCGACTTCCAGGACGTCGACAAGCTACCTGGTTTCGTCGATAAGCTCCGATCGGTCGAAGCACGCTGCTGCGAACTCCGCTCGCGCGCCGAGAATGTTCTGCTCGAGCAGCCCCAAAAGCCCCACTTGTCCCGGGTGAACTAGCCTCTGTGACTTCCCTGGACAAGGACATCCTCTCGCGATCGGCAAACGGCCGCACGGGCAGCCCCAAGAAGGGCCGACCTGCGGCCGTTCATCGTGACAAGAAAACCCCTCATGCGGCCCTGCGTGCTCCTGCCCGTCCAGCGCGATACAAGGAAAAGCGTCATCTAACTGCGGATCAACTGAAAAACCCTTTGCTGCGCCAGGCTTTCAACCGGTTAAGCCGTATGGGGGGCGATCTGCGTGGCACATACCTGCGCGAGCTGGACACCATTCACGGGGGCCGCCGGACCCGTTCCGAGAAGTTTGCAGCGCTGGCCAAGTCATCCGAGCAGATACTGCTTCGGCTGGACCTGGCCACTGGTGTTCTGGGGTGGTTGGAGGTCGAGGAGGGGCGATATTGCCTCAGCACACAGTGCAATATCGCAGAGGACAGCGGTATGTCGCCCGCGTCCTTTAACCGCTTGATGCACGGCCTTGAGCAGGCTGGTTATGCCTACCGGCGCATTGAGAAAGTGCGGCTGGATGAAGAGGACGCCAAGGGGCTCAACCTGGTGCGTACTCGTGTCCTGGTCCGCTTCACGGAACAGTTCTTCGCGGATTTGGGCCTGAGCTATCTCTGGTATCGAGCCAAGAAGGCCGCGATCAAGAAGAGGGAGAAGGCCCTTCGCGATATCAGCGCCCTGCGCACAGCACGCCAGGAAAAAGCATCCCTGGAAGAGTTGCGCCGGCTTGAGTCCCGTAGCAACTGGCAAAAGAGCGAGGCACGCAAGGCCGCAGAAGCGCATGGACAGGCGGATGAAATGATTCCGGGTAGACATGGCCACGGCGGCACAAAGCCTCCATACGAGCCCGACAAACCCCCTGTCGTGACCGTGGACAGCCAGCTGGCGCAGCTACTGCGCAGTGTCCAGGTCAAGAAAGACAACACCCCTCCGCAATAATCGCGACTCTCGCGAGGCCAGGTCACGCCTGGCCACCGAAAAAACCTCCTCGATCCATACCATCCGTGCTGGCGCATATCGCCGTACAGGCAAACTGCCACGTTCGCGCCTGTTTTCTAACGTCATTTCTCTGCGCCGCCGGCGCTAGCGCGGTCTAACCATGATGTCTTTGAAATAAATGGAATTTTAAACCCCGCTCAGTAACCCCTACGGGTATAAAAAAGAGACTTTCGATGTGTCCACAGGGCCTGTGTGTTGGGTACAAGTTGATGCCTTCGCCCAAGGGCTCAGTTCGCTGCGCTCAGCTTTTGATGAGGATCGCGGGCTACGCGCCCGCCCAGCGGCAGGGCAGTGCCCTGCACCCATGCTGGATCCCGTGCACGAAGTGCCGGAGATCCAGCGGGCGACAAAGCGGTAATTGGGCGCGCCGAGGTGAGTTGCAAACTTCACTGGCGGAGGTCGCGGGCTCGATCGGGCGGCGCTGCTGAGATTTTTGGGTGCGAGGTTGTCGGACCACCGGCCGCTGCGCGGGTTCCGCCGCGCAACTTGCAGGGTCATCAATCGAAATCGGGGGGCGGCTTAATATGACTGCGGAGCAGGCATGTTAGCGGAGGGAGTCAGATCAAACAGGGAAGGGGGTTCGCGCGGGGGGCTGTATTCCCAGTTGGGCAATCAACTGTTGCTGTTGCGACACTGGCATATCCCGCAGCTGATCGAGCAGCAGGGTTTCCAATGTGCGAACTGGCGCAGTTAGCGAGTGCGAAAACGTCAGGTGTGCTACCCAGCTGTGATTGCATTCTGGGTTCAGACACAGGCAATACAGCTTGGAAAACTGTTTCGTCTGTTCCCTGGTAGTTCGGATTTTTCCTTTGCTATTGCAGACCGTGCAGTAGACGCGCATGTACCCCTCCGTAATCCTTTTTTTGCATGGCATCATTTTGCCACGTTTGGTAGTTTTTTGCCCCCGAAAACATGGTGTTTTATCCAGTGTTTCCGGTTGCCTCAGGGAGCTTGCGCCAGCTGAATCGCCGGTCTTCTCGCAATGCCTCGTTGGCTTTATTGAATAGCTGGCAGATGGGCCGGATCTCGTTGCTGGTGTACACACGGTCGATTTTCTCGATGTCTCCGAACCCGCCCGAATTCTCAGGGATTATCCCCGCAAGGGCTGGGTTCATGCGCCACGCCGCGATGATGTCGTTGCGGGTAATGTTTTTGACCTTCTCCAGCTCATCCTTGGCCTGGAAATCCCCCACGGGAATGATCTGAATGGCCTTCTCCGCACCGCCTGGGATGTTGACGAACATGCTGCGGAAGTTACCAACGCCCTTGCTTGCTGCCATCTGGGAGCGCAGCTCGTCCTCGTCATCCTCGGTTAGGTTGGGGTCATTGGTGTAGAAGATGTAGCCGGCGTGGGCGCCGTTGTTGTAGTAGCGCCGGCGGAACAATGTAGCGGCCTCGTTGAGCAGCAGCGCCTGGATGCCGCCGAGGTATTCCGGGACCCCGTACACGTTCTGTTCCACGTCATAGTTGAAGATGTGCACGATCTCGTGTGCTTCGAAGGCCTCCTCTTTGCCGTCATCGAGCAGGCGCACAAACCCACCGTCCAGCCGCACGCGCATGTTGATTGCTGGCATGTGCTGCAGCTCCAGGATGTGCCCGAACATATTGGGCACCCCGTAGAAATAGGCCTCGCCAAAAACCATGAAATCCAGAGCAGCGTGGCTCATGGTGGTTTCCGACATGCCGGAGGACGGGATTAGCTCACGCAGCAGCAGGTTGCGCTTGAACCCTGGAATGGCGCCGTGGTGCGCGTTTGCCCTGAGCAGCTTGGCCAGCCCGATACGGGACACTGGAGGCGTGTACAGACGACCGTCGTGACTGGCGGTTACGCCCATGTAGTGGCCGAGGCTGTCCTGCAGCACCGGCTCGGGCGCGCCGAACGTGAACATCCGCATGGACTGCTTCGGAACGGCTGGCTGCTGAGGATTTGGCTTTGTCAGACGGCGATTTTTGCGCTTGGGCATTCTGAGAGGATCCGGTAAGTGTGTATCTGCTGCGTCGACGGCTGCCGACATTCAGTGGTTCGTAGTGCAGCGCGTGCATGATCGACCAGGCGACGTCTGCATGGCCGTTCGCCTCGGTTCTGGAAGCGCTGTAGGTGACTTGGCCGCTGCCTGTGGTGCCGCGCTTGATGCTCAGGAAGGCCTGCGAGATGTCGTTTGAGCCGGCGTCCCATTCAATCCGGCCTTTCTGGATCGTGTCCTGGGCCTTGAGGACCAAAATGTTCTTGGTTTCCAGGCTGTAGTGGATCGACATGACGCGGGGGAAGAACACCCGCACCAGGTCAAATACGCCGTAGCCGATGCCGGTGGTGTCGATGCCGATGTGCTGGACGTTGAACCGACCGACGAGCTTCTCGATCTGCTCGGCCTGGTAAGTGAACGACTGCCCGCGCCAAGAGTGCTTTTCGAGGATGCGGAATTTGCCGCCTTGTTCCAAGGGCGGTGCGACCACCACGCAGCTGGCGTCGTCGCGCGTGCGGCTTGGGTCGTATCCGATCCATACCGGACTGTTGCCGAAGGGGCGCTCGGCCTCGGGATCGTAGTCAGTCCACAGCGACTGGTCGGAGTAGCACTTTTCCAGGTCTTTAAGCGCGAACGCGCCCTGGGTGCTGTCGATAAACTTGCACATGAACAGCTGATCGAACGAATCATCGTCGTACTCCAGCTGCAGTTGCTCCAGGTTGAACAGGGCGCAGCCGCCCGCGATGGCGTCCAGGATGGTGATCGTCTTGCGCCATTGCCCGTCCGGGCAGAGTGCGCCTGCCTGAAAAGCCTTGTCAGTGGGCCATTCCTTGCCAGCGGCAGCTTTCTTCTGCCTCTTGCTATTGCGGAACGACTCGCCGGTCCAAAATGGATAAGCCGGATGGGAGACCGCACTGGGCGTGCTGAAATACGTTTTGCGCCACTTGTGATGGGTGGCCATGGCCGACGCCACCTTGTTCAATTTCTGGAAGTCCCTGATCCAGAAATATTCATCGACGTAGACGTGGCCGCTGTAGCCTTGGGCGCTGCTGCTGTTGGTGCTCATGAACTGCAGCTTTGCGCCGTTGCTTAGGATGATCGGGTCGCCGGTCAGCTCGATGTCGAACCATTCCTTTGCAAAGCCGATGATGTAACTGCGGAAGATCTCCGACTGAGCGCGGCTGGCAGACAGGAACACCTGGTTGTCGCCGGTCAGCACCGCGTCCATAAACGCTTCGCCGGCGAAGTAGTAGGTCAAACCAACCTGGCGCGACTTGAGAATGTTGCGGATCCGCGCGGTCAGAGGGTTCAGCTTGGCCGCAAACAGTTCTTTCTGATAGCCGAATAGCTTGGACGTGAACTTGTCCAGGAAATCTACTTCGGTCAGATGGTCGATGTCGTTTTTGGCCTTCTTCTCCCGCTTTTTCCCATCCCGCTCACGGCGCGGCTTCTGCTTTCCCTCGCGGCGCTGGCCATCTTCGGCCTGATCGCTGCCGCCCTCCGGAATTGCCGCCGGCACTGACTTGGCCGATTGCTTCTGCAGGCGCTCTCGGAAGGTGATGAGCCGCTCCAGTTCGTTCAGCTCATCCTTGGACAGGGCGCCGACGTTCTCCAGGAGCAAGGTGATTCGCCGGCTGCATGCAGTCAGCGGCTCCTCATCTGTGAGCATGTCGTCCCAATTACCCTGCCGGATCCAGTAGTAAACGATACGGACGTGAGGCAAGCCGAGTTGCGCCTGAATTTCCTTGGCCTTGTAGCGGCGCAGAAACAGGCGTTTAGCGGCTTCTTTTACTTCGGTTGAATAGTGCATTGCCGCAGTCTATGCGGCGAAAAATCGGAAAACGTGATGAGAAAATCCGCGTTTGTCCTCGATATAGATAAAGCGAACAAGCAAGGATTTAAACAATTTGTTGGCGGGTTAGAGCCTCCCTATCTTGAGACCCCAACCACCCGATAAGTGCCGCACTCCCCCATGCCACGATCCCTTGTCTCATCCTGGAAGCGCGTTGCTGTCAGCGGTCCTACCGTCGATGGCCGCGAAATCTATCCCCAGGAATTGATCGACCTTGCCGAAACGTATGACCCCGCGTTCTACACGGCCTCGATCTGGTACGAGCATGAACGGGAGTTCGGCACACACGGCACCGTGTATGCACTGCGTTTGTCCGAAGACACCTCCGATTTGAAGCCTGGCCAGATCGCCCTGGAAGCGAAGCTGCGCCCTAACGACAAGCTGCTGCACCTCAATGACCTGGGCGAAAAGCTGTTTGGCAGCATCGAGATCCGCCCGAATTTCGCCGCCACCGGCCGCAACTATCTGGGCGGCCTGGCTGTGACTGATGAGCCCGCGAGCGTCGGCACTCAAGAACTTTACTTCACCGCCCAGAACGGCCCGAGCCGCAACGCTCGGCGCCCTAAGGCTCCTGGGCGTCTCAGCGCCGGCACCCCTCTGGATTTCAATGAAATGAGCACAGACAACGAAGCCAAAAACCTGTTTGGCGCACTGGCCCAATTCTTCAAACGCTTCTCTGTTGACGAGCAGGAAGCAGCCCCGTCGACCGACACCCCTACCGAGAGCAAACCCCCAATGGATGAAGC